CAAATGGTAAAGCAAGCAGCTATTAAAACCGCTGAACAAGCAGGTGATGGTACTACTACTTCTACTTTGTTAGCTCGTGAAATTGTTAACGCTGGGATGCGTTATAGTGATAAGGGCCATAATGTAGTAGAAATTAAAAGAGGTATTGATAAGTGTGTTAAAGCCCATGTAGAGTTTCTTCGTGATATGTCTCAAAATATTTCTAATGAAGACCAATTACGTCAGGTAGCTACTATCTCAGCTAATAATGATGAAGAAGTAGGTGAACTAATTGCTACTGCAATGGAAAAAGTAGGACGTGATGGTGTAGTTACTATTGAAGAGTCACGAACTGGGGAAACTTACCTTGAAACTGTAGAAGGTTTACAATTTGATCGTGGATTTAAATCTCCATATTTTGTAACAAATAATGATACTATGAGTTGTATTCTTAAAGATACAGCTATATTATTTTATAATGGTAGAATTACAAATATAAAAGATCTTTTACCTCTTCTTGAAAATTTATCTCAACAAGCAAAGTCACTTCTTGTTATTGCTGAAGATATTGATGGGGAAGCTTTAGCAACTCTAGTTGTAAATAAAATGAGAGGAATCTTAAATGTATGTGCAGTCAAAGCCCCAGATTTTGGAGATCGTCGCACTTTAATTATGAATGACATGGCTACTCTTACAGGAGGTCAAGTTGTTGATAAAGATAAAGGTATGAAACTTGATAAATTTGATCTTAAGTGGTTAGGTGAATGTCGTACCGTAACTATTACTAAAGAACAAACAACTATTGTTGATGGTGCCGGTGAAGAAGAAGCAATTGAAGGATTATGTACTCAACTTCAATCCCAAATTGAAAATTCAAGTTCCCCATTTGAAATGGAAAAACTCCAAGAACGTTTAGCTAAACTCACTGGTGGGATAGCAGTAATCCATGTTGGTGGAAATACTGAAACGGAAATGAGGGAGAAAAAAGATCGAGTTGATGATGCTCTACAAGCTACTAAAGCAGCTATTGAAGAAGGTATTATTCCTGGAGGTGGAGTCGCACTTCTTAGATCAGGACATAAAGTTACATGTAGTACTGACAATGCTGACCAAAAAATAGGATGTAATATTATGTATAATGCTCTCCGTAAGCCATTTGAACAGATTTTAATAAATGCGGGAGTGCAAGATGTTCATGGTATTGAGTATCGAGTAAAAGGTAGATCTAATACTAACACAGGTTATAATATTAAAACTAATAAATTTGAAGATTTTTTAGAAGCAGGTATTATTGATCCTACTAAAGTTACACGTTGTGCCCTTGAAAATGCTGCTTCTATTGCTAGTACTATTTTACTTACGGAATGTACAGTAGTTAATAAGCTAGAGGAAAAGCAAGAAGAAGTTGGAGGTATGCCTGGAATGTTTTAAATTAGAGTAATGAGTGAATTTGAAACAGTAGAAAAAAAACAACTGATCGCAGAAAGAGTACCACCGGGTGACCGGTGGGCTCTTACTGCAGATCCTTTAAAAGCAGTACATGAGTCCCTTACTGATACTTTAGAATCTTTTTTCCAAAAAACACAGTTTAATGCTGCTTTTTATTTAGATCCTATAGGAGGTAAGCTCTACTCAGTTAAACGTACTGAAATAGAAGTTGAACCTGACCCAGTTAAAGAATTTAGTTTTTACGGAGAATTTAAACAAGGAGCATGATAGAAAATTCATTGTGGGTAGAAAAATATCGCCCCAACACACTTGAGAATTATGTTGGTAATGATCACCTTAAGGGAATGATCAAGAGATATTTAGGAGAAAATGATATTCAAAATCTAATTTTTTATGGACCCGCAGGCACTGGAAAAACAACACTTGCTAAACTTCTTACTAAAAACCTTAATTGTGAATATCTTTATATTAATGCCAGCGATGAAAGGGGTATTGAAACGATTAGAGATAAAGTATCAGGATTTGCTAGTACAATGTCGTTTAAACCCCTTAAAGTGGTTATTTTAGATGAAGCTGACTTTCTCACCATCCAGGCTCAGGCTTCACTCCGTAATGTTATTGAAACGTTTTCAAAAAGTACTAGATTTATTTTAACTTGCAATTATGTGGAGCGTATTATTGATCCTCTACAATCACGTTGTCAAGTACTTAAAATTGTACCCCCTAGTAAAGGTGAAGTAGCAAAACATATTTTTAGTGTTTTGTCTCAAGAAAATGTCCAACATAATAATGAACACCTTAAAACACTAGTAAACCAATATTACCCTGATGTGCGTAAAATGCTTAATGTATGTCAAATGTCTACTAATGATGGAGAATTAGAATTAGACCAACAAACACTTGTATCATCTAACTATATTGATAAGGTGATTGAATTGCTCCCTAATAAAAAGTCATTTAAACAAATTAGACAAGTAATTGCCGATTCTAATGTACAGGATTTTGAAGCATTATATAAAACGTTGTATGAACGTATAGACGAATATACTTCCCGCCCTGCGGAAGCAATTATTATTATTGAAGAATATATGTACCATTCAAATTTTCGAATTGATAAAGAAATTAACGTAATGGCATGTATTTCTAAATTACTTGAAATATCTGGTAAAGTTGTTTTATAAGGATATAATAGAATTTGGAGATAGAAAGTTTTTATTGTATCGTACAATAAGAGAAACGGAAAAAACAACCCAAGAAGCTATTAACTTGGTAAAAAAATATTGGCATTGTGATACAGTTTTAAAAAAAGAAAACAATTATTATTTTTGCAACGAAATTCAAACAATAAATTATGAAGAAATCAGAAATGACTCAACAACCCCAAATTGATTTGGGCAAAACCACCTCAGTACCTAATGATTCAGGTGGGCAACTTTTCCAACAAGGATTTGTTTTAAGAAAAGTATCACGTTTTATTACTAATGGGGCCGAAGATGCAGTACTTCCTATTCCTGTATTTTATGATAAAGAAACAGGTAAAATTCTTAAAGATACCTTACCTCCTGAGTTGAGAGAAGAGTATGACACTATTTGATTGGTTAAAAGAATTAACAGGTAAAAAACGAGATTGGGACTCCTTCTCGGATAAAGAGAGGGAGTCCTTTAATCCTTATATGGTTAATCGTTTTTTATCTATGCACGAACCTTTTATTGAATTGGTAAATTGTGTGCAAACAGTCCCTTACACTAGTAAACAAAAATATTACACAGTGTACTGCCAACTTCTCCCTAAAAAGAATGTTTGGCTTAAATATATCAAATCAAAAATGAAACAACCCACCACGGAATTAGTAGAGGCTTTATCTAAAATTTATGAATGTTCTACTCGAGAAGCAGAAACTATAGTTATAACTTTAGACAATGATACTTTAGAGGATATGTTATATAAAGCTGGATACCAGGATAAAGAAGTAATCCAAATGTTTAAATAATGGACAGTATTGTAACCTCAGTTATAGAACAATTTAAAACTCGATCAGAGTTTGGTGAAAAAAAGTATGGTGTTAATATGGATCGTGAAGATCTTAAATTTAAAGAATGGGTTACTCATATGAAAGAGGAACTTATGGATGCTATACTTTATTTAGAAAAATTAGAAAAATTGCATAGTGAAGAAGAAGCCTCAAATACTTAAGGAAATACAAAATAAGCAACTGCCTGAGGTAAATTATGCTTACCAAAAGACAATTTCCTATTCCCAAATGTCCATGTATAGGACATGCCCTCACCAGTGGGCATTTCGTTATAAAGATGGAAACTATGATGATGCTCCCTCAATTCACTTTACGTTTGGTACTTCAATGCATGAAGTAATTCAGGATTGGCTTACTGTACTATACGAAGAATCTGGAGCCAAAGCAGATCAAATTGATCTAGAAGAACAATTTCAGGAAAAATTTATTTCTTTATATCAAAAAGAGTATAAAAAAAATAATAATACCCACTACTCATCACCTGAAGAACTTAGAGAGTTTTTTGAAGATGGTGTAGCTATTCTTGATTTTTTAAAGAAAAAACGTAGTCAATATTTTGGGAAACGAGGATGGCATTTAGCAGGAATTGAATT